ACCGGTTCCGGATCGTCGTGGTCCTGGTCGCCCGGCAGAACGGCAAGACGACCGTCAAACAGGTCATCAGTCTCTGGCGGCTGTTCATCGCCGGCGCCCGGCTCATCCTCGGCACCGCCCAGGACCTGTCCATGGCCCGCGAGGTCTGGCAACACTGCATCGAGTTCATTAGGGCCGACCCTGACCTGTCGGCTGAGCTGGACTGTGTCCGGCGCACCAACGGCGACGAATACCTCCGGCTGGTCAACGGCGCCCGGTACAAGATCGAGGCGACCACCCGGTCCGCCGGGCGTGGCCTGTCCGTCGACGAGCTGAACGTCGACGAGCTGCGCGAACAACGCACGTGGGATGCCTGGTCGGCCGTGTCGAAAACGACCATGGCCCGGCCCTACGCGCAGACGTGGTGCATGTCGAACGCTGGCGACGACCAGTCCGTCGTCCTCAACCAACTCCGCGAGGCCGCCATATCCGGCCGGGACCCGTCCATCGGCCTGTTCGAGTGGTCTGCCCCGGACGGCTGCGACCTCGACGACGACCAGGGCGCCGCCCAGGCAAACCCAAGCCTCGGCCACCCGGGCGGCATCACGTGGGAAGCCATCCGATCGGCCCGGTCCACCGACCCGCCCAACGTGTACCGAACCGAGGTCCTGTGCCAGCGGGTCGACACCCTCGATGGTGCGATCGACCTCGCCGCGTGGAAGGACTGCTCCGACCCGTCCGGCGACATGTCCGCCCTGCGCGGAACCCTCGCCGCGTGTGTCGACGTCGCCCCGGACGGGGAGCACGTAACCCTGGCCGTGGCCGGCGTCGCCGAAGACGGCCGGGCCCGGGTCGAGCTGGTCGACTCGTGGGACTCCGTCGACGCGGCCCTGTTCGAGCTACCCGAATGGCTTGACGTCCTCGACCCGCGGGCCGTGGCCTGGTATCCGACCGGCCCGGCCAGCGCGCTAGGGCCGCTATTCCGGCGGCTACCCAAACCGGACAAGGCCCGACCGCGCCGCAAGACGGTCGAGGTGATCGAGCTGACCGGAGCCAAGGTCGCCGAAGCGTGCCAGACGTTCGCCGCCGCCGTCCTCGGCCGCCGGATCACCCACGCATCCGACGCGCTACTCGACGCCCACCTCGCCGGCGCCCAGAAGCTCTGGCAGGGCGACGGGTGGCGGTTTGTCCGGCGAGGCACCGGACACGTCGACGCCGCCTACGCCGCCGCCGGCGCCGCCCACACAGCGCTGACCATGCCGATAGCCCTACCGAAGCCCCGAATGGGAGTGGTCTGACATGACAGTTCCGAAGCGGCCCGGCCGGAAAAGCCTGGCCGTTGCTGCCCAGCTGGTCGGCGCCGCGCTGGCTCTGGCCGCCGTGTGGCTGCTCCTCGGGAACGGCCTGGCCCTGCTCGCCGGTGGCCTGGCCCTGGTTGCCCTGGGCACCCTCGTCGAGGCAGGGAGGATCTGATGGGCCTCGGCAAGCTCCTGACCCGATCGACTGAGTACGTGGCCACGAACACCGTGACCAACGAGGTCCAGACGTTCACGATCGTCGACAACCTCGCCCCCGACTGGCCCAGCTCCACCTACCGGGGCGGCATGGGCATCCCCGGGGCCTGGCGGGCCGCGACGCTATTGTCCGGGCTGATCGGGTCCGTCCCGTGGAACGCCTACCGGTCCGCCCAGGGCCGCCCGACCGACGTGATCTACCCGACGCCTCCGCTGCTGGCTCAGCCGAACCCGCCAGATACGGCGCTCACATCGTTCTCATCGATGGCCCTGGACTACTACTGGCACGGCAACGCCATCGCCCTGGTCGCCTCACGAAATCGGGAGGGCTGGCCGACCGCCGCGTACCTCATCCCGGCAACATCGGTAGGTGTCCGGCGGGTACCGGCGCCGGGCATGTCGACCCTGCCCGTCGGGGCGATCGAGTACTCCGTCGGCACCATGCGCAACCTCGGCGTGAACGACGTGATCCACATCAAGGCACCCTGCGAACCAGGAGCGTTGCGAGGCATGGGCGTGCTGGAGGCCCACCTCAACACCCTCGACCTGTCGGCCGAGCTGTCCCGCCAGGCCCGCAGCATCACCCGCCATGGCGTCCCGACCGGTGTGCTCACCTCCGACAACCCGGACACCACCGACGAGGAACTACGGGCCGCTAAGACCGCATGGCTGGCTGCCCAGCGGGACCGTACCGTCGCCGCGCTGCGACCCGGAACCGACTTCAAGCCGCTGTCGTGGAACCCCGAGGAGTTGGAACTGATCGCGGCCCGGCAGTTCAACCTGACTGAGTGGGAGCTGATTTTCGGTCTGCCCGTGGGATGGCTGGGCGGAAACACGAACAGCCGCACGTACGCCAACGTCGAGGCCGACGCCGTGTCCCTGCTCAAGTTCTCCCTGGGAATCCCCCTGGTCCAGTTCGAGCAGACCCTGACCTTGCACCTGCCGCGCGGCACCGTCGCCAAGGCCAACCTGGACGAGATGCTCCGTGGTGACACCCTGACCCGGTTCCAGGCATACGCCATCGGCCTGCAAAACCAGCCATTCCTCACCGTCGACGAGGTCCGGGCGCAGGAAGGTCGGCCACCGATGCCGGCCCGCTCGGCCGCGCCGCCGGCGCCCGCCCCGAACAGCCAACCCGACGATTCGATGAGCCCGCAGGTCGTCCCGGCCGGCTCAATGATGGAGGGATCATGAACCCGACGGTCTGCTACCGGTCATTCACCCCCGACCTCGAGGTCCGCTCCGGAGGCGACGGACGGACCATCGCTGGCATCGCTGTGCCATGGCAGATCCCGAAGCGGGTTACCTCGCAGCTGCGCGAACAGTTCGCCTACGGGGCGTTCCCCCGCCAGCTCCGGGCACCGCACCGGGTCCGGTTCGCCCGGGAGCATGTCGACCTGGGCGGCACTCTCATCGGCCCGACCAGGATGCTCCGCAACGACGCATCCGGCCTGTACGGGGAGTGGTACGCCTCCAAAACCCCAATGGGCGACGAGACGCTGGAACTGGTCAAAGACGGGGCCCTGTACCAGCTGTCAGTGGGGTTCCGGGAGGCCCAGAATCGCCACCTGGGCGATGGAACGGTCGAGCGTGTATCAGCGGACCTGTTCGAGGTCGCCGTGGTCCAGGAGGGCACCTACGGCGACGACGCCGCCGTTATCGAGGTCCGCAGCATGGCCGACGCCCTCGACCAGCTGCTGACCCCGAACCTGGACCGGGCTCGGCAGCTGGTCCTCGCCGCGTTTCTGCCCCTGCCGCCGCCCCCGTTCGGGTGACATGATCCACGGGCGGGGCCGGAAATGTCGGCCCCGTCCATAGCATCAGGCACAGAAGCTCGACACCGGCACCTCAGCCGCTCGACGTCCACACCTCCGCCGCTCACCGATGCGGACACCTGGACCTCTCGATGCCGACACCCCGGTCAATCGCGGAGCGCAATCAACCGTGACTTTGACCGAGAGGCATCTCTGCCATGAACCCGTATTTGAAGCGGCTGCACGACCAGCACGAGGCGTTGCGGCTGTCTGTGGAAGGCATCCAGACCCGCGCAGCCGAGGCCAACCGTGACCTCACCGAAGCCGAGCTGCGCTCGATCCAGGAACAGAGCGAACAGGCCAAGGGCCTGTATACGCAGATCCAGATGCTCACCGACAACGAGAATCGGTCGCTACAGGTCGCCGCCCTAGGCGCCCAGGTCGACCAGGCCCTCGCCGACGCCGGGGACCAGACCCGCAGCGGAGGCCAGGGTGACCAGCGCGTCGGTGGCACCACCACCCGCGACCGGGACCCCGGTCACTACCGGTCGGTCCAGCAGGGCGGAAAGCACTCGTTCTTCTCCGACCTGTTCAAGGCAAAGGACCAGGACGACCAGGCCGCCAGCCGCCGCCTGGTCGAACACATGCGCGCCCTGGACACCACAAACGAGGGCACCGGCATCGTCCCGCCCAAGTGGCTCATCGACGAGTTCGCCCCGATCGCCCGGCAGGGCCGCGCGTTCGCCAACGCCGTCCGCAACATCCCGCTGGGCGACGACCCGCGTCCGTTGACGCTGCCCAAGCAGACCGCCGGCACTGACTCCGAAGTGAACGAGCAGGCCGCCGAGAACGACGCCATCGACGACGACGACGCCTACGACACCGACGTCGACACCGTCGCGCCCAAGCCCACCTCGGGCGCACAGAAGGTGTCCCGGCAGCTGCTGGACATGTCCAGCCCGGCCATCGACCTGCTCATCTACGGCGACCTCATCGCCGCATATGACGACAAGGTCGA